ACTCTTCAACAGTTGGCTGAGTATCTAGAGTGCCACTTCTCTACTGCCGACCGCAGATGTCAGAGCGCACTTCGTAAATTACAGAATGAGATAGGTGGGGATTCTCCTTACTAATGACTACCTTATCCTCCTTTGATTTAGACTTCTCCTTCGGTAAAGAAGGTGAGCAGTTAGTATCTGACTTGCTTACTGAAGGTAAGCGTATTGAGGTTAAACGCGACCGCAAGTGGAACATCACCGGTAATGTTTATATTGAAACCGATTGCTTCTTTACTAAGTCCAATGCGTGGGCACCAAGCGGTCTGTCTGTGACCGAGGCTGAGTACTGGGCTTTCGTTCTTAATCGTACTGTTCTTATGCTACCTACTGAGATTCTATGGGAAGCAGTTAGAAAGTATGGCAGAGAAATAACCTGCGAGATTCCTCCTAACCTTTCCCGTGGCTACCTTGTAAAGGTGGTTGATTTAATTGAAGCGAGTAAGCCGTAATGAAATATGAATATGAATGTCCCGACTGTGGAACTACGCTAACTGTCTATCGTTCGATACACGATGTCGCACCTGACTATACCTGTCCTTCTTCTGAGTGTGGCACTACCCTTCGCCGTAGTTGGGATACTCCACCTGTACATTTCAGAGGGCAAGGATTCTACTCAACAGATAATTAAAGAAGCCCCGCGAGAAAGGGTTATCGCAGGGCTTCAGGCTTGCTATCTTACTCTTTAGTAATGTCCGTGTCTATTCCAAAACGCTTTTGCTTTACAAGGAGTTCCGTGGCGCTTAGAAATATATCTAAGGCCTTTAAGTATCTGGACTCTAGGTCGTCTGTCTTTTTCTCCAAGTCGTTGAGCAATACCGAAAGCGCTTGAACCTTGTTGGTTTGTGGCGAGGTGGTCAAACCTGCTCTCACTGGTCCATAAGGATTTAAGGCACTCCCACTCTCTTCCTCTCCACCCCCACCCTGAATAAGCGTAAAGTTTGGCGATGCGCTTGTTCTCTTTCTTCTCATTCCAAGTTGCCTGTCTTGATTCTATTACCAAGTCCTTTGGCATTTCCAGAACTGATGTTGGGTGAGGCTTTGCCCACACTATTGTTAGTGCGCCCAGTAATATCAAGCCAAGCCTTGCCTTCCACTTCATCTTTAATTCTCTCTTCCTCCAGTAGTGCTAGGTATTCTTCTTTGTGAAGCGCACCTAGTCTGGTGAGTGCGCGGTCTCGCACCCTTCGATAGTTTCTCTGACGGACAGCGTCTTTCGTTGCCGTCTCTATCCTTCTCTTAGTGTCCTCCATTTATCTTTTCCTCCAGAACAATAAGACCATAGGCTATCAGGGTCACAGCAATAACTCCTACCAATACGACTGTCATTTGTTATCCCTCTCGTTTAATCTTGTGGCAAGCACCACATCGGTTATGTTTATCTTATCGGTTATCAGGTATGGCTCTTCGGGGTCTTCCTCGTTCCATACTGATACATAGAGGCGGTAATCTGCCTCTCTAGCAAGCCACTCCACGGCTTGGAGAGTGCTTACGCCACCCCACACAGCGTTGCCTTCCTTATCGCATACCTCATAGAAATTAACGAGGGTCATTATCTTTCCCCTTCTTGTAATTGACTAGGTTTAATTCATTAAGAGCATTAACCATACGGATAAGGTTCTTTGCGCCTTCTCCTGTGTTGCCCTCTAGTATCTGTTTAATTGCTAGGTCTTGGCATAGGTCTGCCTTTGCCTTGTAGTATTCCTTTGTTGGTTTGCTCATTAGTGTATGTCCTCTCCTAAATGTTCTTCTAACGAACGGATAATGTCATTAATAGCAGGCTCGTGAGTTCTTACCTCCGCCTTGATATCGTCCTCGCATACCTCGCCGTGCTTCACCATTAGTTCTCCGTAATGGTCTCCGCATACTCCACACTTAGGCATAGGGACACCGCCTCTTGTGATATTCCATTATGTCGCGCTCGCAAGAGCAACAGACTAGCCTTCCCTTCTCGTTCTTTGTGTAGTTCATTTTCTTACCCTTTCATTTAGCATTTCCATTAGTTGCTCGGTTAGTTCCTGCTCTCGCCCGTTAAACTTTCCGTCTCCTAAGTAAGCGAATTGCCACTCGTTCTTCTCTGTGTCATAGATAGTGCCGTCAGGAAAGCGAGTCTCCTCGCTGTCGGTGTCAATAGCCCACCCTTCTCCCTCTGTATAAGAAACTACATAGTGGTATTGCTTAGCCATTAGATACTCCTTCATCTTAGCCATTTATGCCCCCACTCCGTCAGATTTACCGCTCACAACACACTCTTTACATACAAACCAATTGCCTTCTACTGTGCGATAGTCGGCATTGTTATTGCATAGTTCGCACTTGTTCATTGTCTTTCCCTTTCGTTTAGCAGTTCCATAAACCTAGGCGATTTGCCTTGGCTTGTCTAGCATATTTAATTATGAGGGTCGCATACTTCCCCTTCATCTTGTTATAGAACATAGGCTTGGCGTAGCCCTGCCTAACTAACTCTAGGTTTAGATTCTTACCGCCTACCATTACATACCGCAATTCCCTGCCGTAATTATCTCGGTCATCTAACCTACTGTCCCTCTCTAGTGTTATCGGTAGCCCACTACTTATCGCCCTCCTCGTAAAGGCTTTAGCCTCCTCGTGATAACACTCCCCGACTTCGGGCGTGTTAATCTGAACAAGGCGCACCCTCTCCCGCTCTAGCGCGATGGTGTCGCCGTCTATTGCGTAAGGTGTGGCGTAGATAGATAAGGCTAGGAATAGCACCTACTTATCCTCCTCCACTTCGCAGTCTAGTTCGTCGTGCAGTTTTCTCTCCCACTTATTCTCGTCTAGTAATAAGACCCATTGGAGAGCCTTCTCCCACCCTTCAAGGTGTGCAAGGTCTGAGTTGCCGTCGGCTTGCGCTCTCTCTATTTCGTCTATCACTTTTTCGTATTCTTTTTCTATCATCTCTCTCACTTCACGCCCTCCCTTGCTAATAAGAGTTCGCCAGCGAATCGCTCAAACTGTGCCGCGAATCCTTCTATAACTTCCAATAGATTCGACGCGTCGTAATACTCAAACGGAGACCACACCGCGATTTCATCGGGCATTTCTCCTGCGTCTAATCGTTCCACTATCTCCTCGGGTGTTAGACCGCCGAGGTCTGATAGTGCGGTATTGACCGCCTCCTCTAGTGCCTTGTCGTATAGATTCATTTCTTGACCTCTCCCTCTATCTTGTAGCACTTCTCAATTGACCCGAAGCAATAGCCTTGCCCTTCTATCCACCAGACTTTGGTAGATACTAGATAAACCGCCACGGCTACCAATAGCCCTACGACTATTTTCCCTCTTCTTGTAAGTTTCATTATGCCTCCTCCACGATTCGCACCATTTCGGAAAGTTCCGATTTAGTAAATAGTTCTTCCAATTTTGAGGCGTTCTTTTGTAGTGCTTTGAAAGTCTTGTTAGTAGTCTTATCCCACCCAAACTCATCGCCAAAATCTTCAAGAGTAGGGCAGGATTCTAGACAGCGATAGTCTGACACTAAGCACTCTAGCCCTCTGTTTATGTCGGGCGCGTCTGTAAATGCTTGCCCTTGATAGTAGCGGAAAGATTCGCGGTTATCGCCACGCGTAAAGTCTAGGCGATAGGCTTGCGCTTTCTTCTGCCACTCATCGGCAGTTTCTGGCGCACTAACTTTGACCGCTTTCATAGTCACGCCCAATTCTTGAGCGTAATCATTAAGCGTCTTTTGCTCTGTTGCTGTACTCATCTTCTTACCCTTTCGTTATTGGAGGCCTAATTCCTCCCCTCGCGGGGCGGGTAGAGCCTATCGTTTCCGATAGGGTACTCTCACCGCCCCTAGAAGGCAAGCATTACGCACCTACTACGAACGACACCTTTCCGCCCTCAAACTCTACGCGAGCCACTAACTTATCGCCCTTCCATAATGACACCGCTTGATTTTCTTTATCTTTCAATTCTATGTTGGTGTTCGCCAACATCACATTGAGTTCCATTTTCTTCCCTTTCCTTGTGGAGGTAGTTCCTCCCCACCGCCCACCCTTTCGGGTGAGCGATAGGCAAGCACTAAGAGTTTAGAACCTTTAGCAGGTTTTCTTTGGCGGATTTCTTTATTAGTTTATCGGCTTGGTTTCCTGCTTGGGAGAGGAAATATTGTATCTCCTGAAGGTTGGGGAAAAATAGAGTGACATAATTACCATCAACATCTGAAACCTGAAGAGAGGCGTATTCTTTATGCTCTGCGGTGGCTTCAGAGTGCCTAACATAAGCGGTGTTGTAAGCGGTGTTGTGTAGGCTTGCGTTCATTTGATTTACCCTTTCATTAACCTAACTCTTAGGTTATAGGAGAACCCTACCGGCATCTCCCCTAGTCACCAAATCAAAACACGCTTAGAGTTTGTTAATCGGGTCACAGTTTTAGTCGAACAGTTGTTCGGGTAAATCTCTAGTTGAGGTTTAGGGTTTAGATTCCGCGGGCGGGTAATCGCGGGGAAGATAGAGAGCGCGGGCGGGGTTAGCGGGTCAAGATTATTAAATCAGATTAGGGAAGGTTTAACGATTAGGTGCGCCGAAGGTTGAGCAAGCCCTCACACCTCTAGTCATCTCCGGTCATCTTGGGGAGGGTGGGGGCAGATACCTCCGGACAAAAGACCAACCCTAGGTGTTGAAAAAATCGGGCAGTGTATGTAGTGTACCCCAATCAAATATCTGCACTAAACAAAGTGGTGCTTTGTCCTATTTTATATACATATAAATATGATTTACATCACATAAACGCGAAATGCGCTATTTTTCGCGCCTTATATATAGTAGGGGAGTGAAACGGACCACCCGTAGTTTCACTCTAGGAGGGGTCGCTTCGTTCGACCACTCCGCTCCCCCTAATCCGCGCCAGAGGCGCGGTAGTAGTTAGGGAGCGCGTCCTGCTACCAGCGCTCCCTTATAGAGCGTTGGTTGACTTTTAGTAGGGATAGTTCTGTCCATTATAAAAAATTTTTTTTAAGGAACCCAATGTCTAACTCCGTACCTAATCCGAGACAGAAACAAGACTCGGAGAAGGCTAAGAAGGTTATCCTCTCTGCTATTGCAGAAGGTATGACTGTAGAACAGGCCTGCCAAGTAGCAGGCCGTACATTGAAGTCCTATGAATACTACAGGCGTACTGACCCCGTCTTTAAGTCACTGGCGGATAGAACGCGGCTAGGTGCCTTAGAGAAGAACTTCGCAGAAGCCTCAGCCAAAGAATTAGATTTTCCTACCTGGCGTAAGAAGTACCTTCACCAAGAGACCTTCGGTCACCAGAAGAACCTGATAGATGTTATTGAAGGTAGAGAACCGACCTGGTTCCACCCCTCTATGAAGTATGAGAAGGGACTAGCGGATAACCGCATCCTTATCAACATTCCGCCTAACCACGCAAAGTCGATTACGGTCACGGTTGACTATGTCACCTACAAGATTGTTAATAACCCGAACTTCAGGGTTCTGATAGTTTCTCAAACCCAGCGCCTCGCTGCAGACTTTCTCTACGCTATCAAGCAGCGCTTGACTCACCCGATGTATGAAGAACTCCAGCAGGCCTATGCTGCAGGTATCGGCTTTAATACCAAGACTGCTTCTTGGCAACAAACCAGAGTTACCTTCGGTGAGGAACTTAGAGAGTCTAGCGAAAAGGACCCAAACCTAGAGGCTGTAGGTATTGGTGGTCAGATTTACGGTAAGCGTGCAGATATGATTATCATAGATGACGCAGTTACCTTATCTAATGCCAATGACTTTGAAAAACAGATTAAGTGGCTACAGCAAGACGTGCGGTCTCGTCTTAACCCTACCGGTAAACTTATCGTAGTAGGGACGCGAGTTGCTTCAGTAGATTTATATAAAGAACTTCGTAACCCCGATAGATACCCCGGTGGCACAGTACCCTGGACATATCTAGCAATGCCGGCTCTTCTTGAAACCAATGAAGACCCAGATAAGTGGGTTACACTCTGGCCCTATTCCGACCAACCGTTCGATGGGCAGACAGATGAACATAAGACAGAAGAAGGATTATATCCGCGCTGGAATGGTAAACATCTTTACGCGGAGCGTCAGGCAATGGACGCTTCAACGTGGGCGCTTATCTATCAGCAGCAAGATATTTCAGATGACGCCATCTTTGACCCGGTTTGCGTCAAAGGTAGCATCGACGGAATGCGCAAGGCGGGTCGCCTCACTCCAGGATTCCCTGGACATCCTCGTGACCTTAATGGCTTTTCTTTTATCTGTGGCCTCGACCCTGCGATGGTCGGTGACACTGCCGCTGTCTGTTATGCTGTTGACCGTATTAGTCATAAGAGATATATCGTGGATGCTATCAAGATTACGCGTCCGACGCCTGCTCAGATACGACAACTTATCACGGACTGGACTAACGTCTACGCCCCGTCAGAATGGATAGTTGAGCGAAACGCTTTCCAGTCTTTCTTGACGCAAGATGAAGGTATTAGAAACTTCCTAGCATCTAAAGGTACGGTTCTTAGAGAACACCATACTGGTAATAACAAGTGGGATGCAGGTTTCGGTGTGGCTTCTATGTCCACATTGTTTGGAACTAAGCAACAAGATGGAAAGCATCATAGAGATAATCTGATGCACCTACCATCAGACCAGACAGAAAATATCAAGAGTCTTATCGAGCAACTTATCACTTGGTCCCCAACGACCAAAGGTAAGACCGATATGGTTATGGCACTTTGGTTCTGTGAAATCAGAGCAAGAGAAATGCTAAACGTAGGACTCAATCAGAAGACCCATATGAGAAATCCGTTCTTGAATCATAACGAACGTAAAAGACAAATGGTTATAAATATAGATGAATTGCTACAGGATAAAGAAAGACAGTTTATCTAATGCTTAAGGTTGCTGAATGTGGTACGCGGTCTGGCTATAACAGACACCGTAGAAATAATGAGCAGCCTTGTAGAGACTGTACCACTGCTAATACTCAGTCATCAAAAGATTTCCAAAAGAGAAATCCTGAGGCAGCAAAGAAACACAGAAAAGTTACATATAATAATAACAAAGAATCTATTCTGGAATCTCATAGAAGTTACTATAAGAACAACAAAGAGAAGATTCTTAAAAGACACAAAAGATACTACGTATCAAATATAGATTTATATAGAAGAGCCAAATCAAGAAGACGGGCCAAAGAAAGAAACAATGGGTATGAAAAATATACTCTTGCTCAAGTTCTTGAACTATACGGAACAGTCTGCCATATCTGCTTAGAACAAATAGATATGGATGCACCTAGAAGTATCGGTGCAAAGGGTTGGGAAAACGGTCTACATCTTGACCACGTTATTCCAATTTCTAAAGGTGGCTCAGACACATTAAACAATATAAGACCTTCTCACGGTATATGTAATATGACCAAGAGTTCAAAATAAACTAGGAAGAGATATGCTATCAACTAAAGAAGTCATCGCTAAAGTCGATAGACTGAAGACTAAGTACGCTCCGCGTGACCAGCGTATGAGAAGTGTCTTATCTGTTAGACAGGGCGACATATCTAAAGTTTATCCGGCGATGTTTTCTGAAGAATATCCAAAGCCTCTAGTCGCTAACTTCATTGACGTTGCTGCTCGTGACCTTGCAGAAGCAATGGCACCACTACCTTCCTTTGAATGCTCTGCTACCAATATGGTTTCAGATGCAGCACGTAAATCTGCTGATACTAGAACCCGTATTGCAAACTATTACGTCTCAGGTTCAGACCTACAGATTCAGATGTACACAGGTGCTGACTGGTTCAATACCTACGGTATGTTGCCAGCAATCGTTGAGATGGATTATATGAACAACAATCCACGTATCCGTTTGCTAAATCCATTTGGTGTCTATCCAGAGATTGATAGATTCGGAAGAACTATTTCTCTAACACAGATTACAAATACTGATGCTGAATCTTTAGCAGCACAATATCCAGAGTTCTACAAAGAAATCCTTGGTGCTAATAACGCTGGCTATCCATTAAACAAGATGCCAGCCAATACACCTTATGTAACTCTAGTTCGTTATCACGACAAAGACCAAGATTTATTATTTATCCCAGAGCGCAATAACCTAGTTCTATCACAGACAGTAAACGTCCTTGGTAAATGTCTGGCTTCAGTTGCTGTTCGTTCATCTATTGATGGCGAAGCACGAGGTCAGTTCGACGATGTTCTGGCGGTACAACTGGCTCGCGCACGTTTTGCAGTTCTGCAAATACAAGCGGCAGAAAAATCTATACAGGCACCAATTGCAATCCCACAGGATGTGCAAGAACTGGCCCTTGGACCAGATTCGATTATGCGGTCTGCCAACCCTCAAGCGATTCGCCGTGTACCGCTAGAACTTCCACCTGGAGTATTTACTGAGTCTGGCGTTCTTGAAAGAGAATTACGTCTAGGTGCAAGATATCCAGAAGTACGCACAGGTCAATTAGATGCATCGGTTGTTACCGGTCGTGGTGTACAAGCACTACAGGCTGGATTCGATACACAGATTCGCAGCGCACAAGCACAGTTTGCTCGTTTGTTTACAGAACTTGTAGCACTTTGCTTTGAAGTAGATGAAAAAGTATTTGGCAATATGACCAAAGAAATTCGCGGAAGCGAAGATGGTACACCATACTCA